TTTAAGATACTCCTGTTTCCATTCTGAGAAAGCATAACCACCCATTTTACTGAACTCATGCAGTGTATAGTTTTCTACCATGAGTGCAAGTACAGTTGCGTAGGCTTTGTGTTCAAAAGTATCTGATATATATTTGTGTATTTCATCCCATGATTCTGGGATAATTACAATATTGTTATTTGATAGATCCATCAGTGACCAGCCTTTCCTGCGTATGCCGAACTGTTTAGGTTATGTCTGCGATCACTGGCTTCTTGCCTATCGCTACGTTCAACGTCTTCCATTTGGTCACGCAAGAAATAATACAGCTGAGTCATTTGCTCTGCAGGTGTTTTGTCATCATATGGGATAAAACAAGTTTGCATGAATTGATAGTTATCTATCATTCTTTGTATTTTCTTTTCTGTTAGTGTCATTAGATTTCTTTCTATTGTAAATCTTTTTTGACTGTACAACCTGTTTGCCCTGCCTGTTCATAAGCATGGTACGAGCAATACGGTTGACTGGTTTGATTGGATCCATCTTTACCTCGTTGCTATATATTTTATAATGTTTAACATAATAAAGAATAGCAGTATGATGATATAGATAGACCCTAATATCATATTACACCTTTTGTATTTCGTATTCAGTAATGTGTTTGATAAGACCTACGTCTTCAATAACACCAGCATCAGCAAGCACACTAGTAGCTTCTTGCACATAATCAGCACGAGTTGATATGATACGTCCTGATTTACTTATTACGGTTTTAATATCGTGAGCTTTAGCTATTGAAAGTAGTGTAATGATTTCTTCTTCTGATAGTCTATCTATCATAGTAAATTCGACAGTGTTGTGAACGATTGCTTTTATGTCATCGGTTTCACTGTCAAGCCATTCATTATCATTAGACATGTTTCCATATCCTTTCCTCGTGGTGTCCTGCCCATGAGCTTGCATTTTTTTCTGCAAACTCAAAGACTGTCCAGTCTACATCATTACCAGTGTCATCTGCATTAGCTTTTTCTGCATCAGCAATGGCAAGTAGTCTGGTATAGACTTTAGCTTCAAAGGAATCTTTGAGAGCATTTGGTTCTGTGAATAGATTAATTGTAACTCTCCATGCGTGTTGTCGGTTCGACTAAAAATTCTATGAGTGTCTCTCGGTATTGTAAGAGACACACAGATGTTTGTACAAGACTCCCCGAAGGATGCACAAAGTGCCCCTCGAAGGGGGACTTTTTGCGATGAATTTAACAAGCGCCTCTGGTGCTACAAGGCTAACTAAGACCGAGCACACAGAGTCGCTATCCGAAACTGGCGAGATGTGGTGTAACAGTGTGGCAGGATATATTCCAGCTTAGTATGTTACAAACGCTGTCAGTGCATATAATTCTGTACAGGCCAAGACAGACTCACTCGGCACAGTTGAAGCTGTACCACTACCCTCGCAAGGCAGCATTGCAATAAGTCCAAGTCAGGCACATCCGTCCTGTAATCACCACTTGGCTGGCGCTCATCTGTTACGATCCTCTGAGCCGACTGAGTGAGGTTCTTTTAAGGTAACACCTCCCTGCTACCACATCAGGTTTATCATCCCTGAATTAGAATATGAAGATGCGTGATCTGTAATTAGACCACGACTAGCTGTATTCACCATGTAGAGTCTTTCTTGGTGCTTACGGGACGCTTCTCTCCCCGTCTTGACTGTATACAACACTGAACACCCGAATCTGATTCTGCGATGTGCCCCACCATACTAATAATTGTACCGTGTTCTGGGTTCTTTTGATGAGCAGTACGTGTACCGCTTGTTGCATTTGTATTAAGACTACAACCAGATCCTGAAGAGAGCAGTTTATCTTCGTGCTCAGGAAGTATATAATTAGAACAGATCGCTGGGTGATCCTTGAACTTCTGCAGTTGGCTCAATAGAACCTACAGCTTCAAAGTCTACACCACCAGTTGGTGCATAGACTACAAGGTCTGTGATCTGGATAGCTGTGAGTGAGCTTGCAACGCCCTTACGACCAGCAGTGTCATATGGGTATTGAAAGACAATCACGTTAGCTTTGGAACCATTACCGATTGTGGTAACAGACTCCATAGGTGTGAGATCAGAACTGACCACACGTACCTTGCCGTTAGATTCACCATTTGCCTTGTGAGCTTTACGCTTAAGGCTAGCAGTGAACATACCAGCGGCATCTTTGACCAATGCTCCATCTTTCCTACGGAACATGACATAGTTCTCTTCAAGCTCTTGGACTTTAGTTTCATCAGCAGTAGCGATTTGTAGCTCATACTGTTCAGCACCAAAAGGATTGACAGGCTTGTCAAGTTTAGGATAGTTGATAGTTACATCATTGATCTTGAAATTACGTACTTCTGTAAGCATGGGATATTACCTTCCTAGCAGTTTACACAATATTGTGTTGATGATACATCCTGCCGTTTGTGTATGGCTGAGGCTAATCCATTCGTGTATGACTACTAAGGATGTATCTGAAGAGGCTCCATTAGATGAAGCCAGTTAGAGGACACAGCCGAGGAACGAGGTCTGTGGCCTACATTAGTTATTTGAAAGATTCTATAAGAACTATGATAAATGTTACAGTGCTTATAGTCACAACCTCTTTGTATCGTATATACCAAGGTTTCTTACCAAAGGTGATCCAGTGTAGTAGACACAGTAGACCATATATAAAGAGTGTGAATAGGGTGATAGCTCCAATCATTTACTGAAGTCCACAAGTGTCAATGCATAAGTGACTACACCAGATACAGTCATAATACCACAGATGGCAATTATGAATACATGTGTGTCAGACACAGCAGCAATGAATGATAGAACAAACCCTACAAGAGCAAGTATTAAACCGACAATAGTATTATCCATATTAGTCTCCTAACCACTCGTTGAGTGCATGGATTAAAGGTGACAGGCACATGAACAAGAGACCTGCCAGTGACGTTGCGAGACACACAGCAACGATAGCGAATACGATATCAATCATCATAGCATATAGCCTTTCCGTTTGATAGATCAATGAAACAATACCACCCATCACCGACATTTCTTTTGTCAACGTAATGTGTTTTCTCAGTTGTTAGTATTGTTTGATCATCATCTTCATCGATGTCATAGACCCCATCAATTAGTATATTCAAAGCGTCTTCTATTGAGTTAGCTTCAACAGAGTAGTCTTTGAATTGCCTTATTGTAAACTTAGCCATTGTATTGACCTTTCCAGAATACAGTGATTACAACGGTAACCTCTGAGTTAGTGACAACATACATACCAGTAGAGTTGTCAATGAATGTAAACTTCTTGGGGTCAGTACGGTTGATCATCTTGACACCGTTGTCTATTGTGTTGATGATGTCTTGTACTGTACCACCACGTTGTGATAAGCGAGACTTAGCATGTGTAGTGATATGCATGACAGATCCTTTCTGAGATCTTTGAGAATGAAGAGAGCAGTTAGAAGCTTGCTCAGGCTATGAGGCTCAGGATTCCCAGCCAAGGCTCCACTCAAGATCTTGTTGACGCTTAAGAGCATCAAGGTGTTGTAGATCTTGAAGGTCATCATGGACAACTTCAGCACATGTGATGTTGAAGCCAAGATGGTCGGTTGTGTTGAACTGGACGTTACTGACAGTTCCATCAGTGTTAACAGAATATGTAAACATATCTGGTTTCCTTTCAGGATGTGAAGAACAAGATGATTCTTATCCATTGTGAAGACAAACCGAGGTACGAGTGTTTGGCTCTTATAGTACTCTATGGTTACTTTAAGTACTCTATGTATCTATAGATACTTATATGTATATAGAGTTACATTCCAAAGAGGTTTCTATAAGGGGTATATACAATTCGGTATCGCCCTTCGGTACTCTCATAGTCCTCTCACAGTACTCCTGATCTGGTAATGTTCTAAGTAAAAGGCTCCATATACCCCTTATAGATACTAAAAGACCGTTTAGTAGCGCATAGAAGCCCACTGAGAGCCTCTAAGTACTGTGAGTGTACTGTTAGTACCAATTAGAAGCCACAGCTTGTCTGGGGCGACAATGGGGGGTACAAAAGTAATCGGGGTACTCATATATATTGTTACTTTAATCAGGCTTACTCAGGGACAACTAAGAGGACACAGGACACATGAACAAGAAAGAGCTAGGTAAACTGCTCAAGGAAAAGCAGAGAAGGTCTAGAATCAAAGATTATGAACACGACTTCACTAGGTTTGCAGAAGAGCAAATACAAATCGTTACTAAGGACGTAGCTAGGGGGTTTGTTCCATTTAAATTCAATGAAGCTCAACAGATAATTACAGATAAACTGGAGGAACAGAAGAATGCTACTGGCAAAGTTAGGGCAATTATACTCAAAGCTAGGCAACAAGGGATATCTACATACTGCGCTGGACGAGTCTTCTGGAAAAGTTACTACACTCCCTATGCAAGATCAGTTGTCATGGCTCACGATTCGGCTACGTCTGATGCTTTGTTTGCTATGTCAAAGAACCTTATCCGTAATATGGAAGGTGATCTATCTCCCAAAGAAATCCGTAGTAATGCTAAAGAGATTATTATTAATAGTCCTGCTATGGTTGATAAGGATGCTACAGCGTCTTATAGGTTATATACTGCAGGGTCTCCAGAAGCTGGAAGAGGTACTACTCCGACTATAGCACACTGCTCTGAGGTTGCATTCTGGCAACATGATGAAAAGATCCTAGCAGGTCTCTTCCAGGGCATCTCACAGGCTGACGGTACTGAGGTTATCCTGGAGTCTACTGCTAATGGTGCTCAAGGGGAGTTCTACAGGCTCTGGAAGGGTGCTGAGATGGGGGAGAATGAATACCTACCTATCTTCCTACCGTGGTATATAACACCAGAGTACACTAGAGAACCCCCAGAGAACATGGAGTTGACAGTTGAAGAAGAAAAACTACGAGATAAACATGACCTCACAGAAGGACAACTCTACTGGCGAAGACTTAAGATTGCAGAAGGTGGAGAACTCAAGTTCAAACAAGAGTACCCCTCAACAGCTGACGAAGCGTTTATTATGTCAGGATCTAACGTCTTCAACGTGGAGCGTTTGGACTCACTAGTACCCCAGGCTTATGAAAGAAGGTCTGAATGGGACCCCTCATCTAAGATGTTTGATGAAAACAAAGAGGGTTCTTTGTACATATACCAGTTTCCTGACTGGAATGAACCATATGTTATTGCTGCTGATGTAGCTTTGGGTGTAGGGCAGGACTATTCTGCTGCTGTTGTGTTAAACAAGAAGTATGAAGTAGTAGCACACTACAGGAACAACAAGATTGACCCTAGTATGTGGGGTGAACTTCTGTTTTATCTAGGTCGTTACTACAACAATGCCTTATTAGCAGTAGAATCTAACTCTATGGGTATAGCTACCCTACAGAAACTAGACAGTACAGGCTATGTAAACCTGTATAGGCAGACAAAGATAGCCAATGTGTCCTCAGAAGAAGGCATACGTCTAGGGTTTAGGACTACATCTGCTACAAAACCAGCTATTATAGCTAATCTTAAAAACCTGATAGAGAATGAGGAGATACTTATACCATCTGTGCAGATAATCAAGGAACTTAAGGACTATATCTCTACAGATACGGGTAAAACAGAGGCTGCACCTAACTGTTATGATGATTCAGTCATAGCATTAGCCATAGGTTGTGAAGTATTACGTACTCATTGGGACAGGTTAGGTACTTCAAATGTCTCATGGAAACAAAAGATGTCTGGTTTAGAACAACCTGAAGTTAATTGGTTATAACCCTATACCACTATATATACGGATAAATAGACCTCAAACCCTTAGTGGAAGCCAAACAGTAATTTAATCTACACACTGTTTTGTGTGTTAATCTATATACCCCTTATAGAACATAAAGACCCTTAGGGGTCTAGAGATCCGCGTTGTCCTCATGCGTCCGGTGGTACGCAGCGGTATACCACCACTTACCTTTAACAATAGTACAGGAGAAAGCTATGTTGATGTTTAAAAAAACTTGGGTTTTGGAAGATGATTATAAATCAGGTGATAAGATTGACATCTACCATGACGGACTTGGACGTATGCATGTTGAACGACATGTGTCTCCCGAAGAACGGGAACAGATTCAAAAGAAACGTAGACTTAAAGCATTACGTGAAGAAATGGAGATGCTTGAAAAAGAAGTCGCATAGGAGAAGCAGATGCCAATAACAGTAGAACAATTTCTTAAATGGAAAATACTTCCACGACTTATGATGCTGGTTTCTACTGCGATGAGTTGGCGGTGCGCTGAATGGTTCATGGCTTTAGAAGATCCAACAGGCGCACAATCTGCCTTTGTGTCTGTGGTCATGGGCGTGTTATGACAGGCGTGTTCGGCATTTGGATGGGACACGAACATAAAGGGGACAAATGATGCCACCAAGAAATCACAAAAGTTGGAATAAAGAACCTAATATAGAATACATAAACTCTAAGATATATTCAGATTGGGATATATACAGCCAGGAGTTAGAATCTATCTTTTCTAAAGTATGGGTTCCTATGTGTCACATCTCAGAGATGTATAATAAAGATGATTATCGTACTACACAAATTGCAGGTCAGAATGTAATTGCATGGAATACTGGTGATGATATTAAAGCTGCATACAATTTACAGATACAATCACCTGCTGGTAATCTTAATTCTATTGATAAAGGTTGTGGTAAAAAACTACACTGTGAAGTAAAACATGGCGGCATGGTATGGGTTACCCTAGATCCTAATCCGACACAGAGTGTTGAAGAATGGACTTGTGGAGCGTTTGATTGCATTGCTGATGCCATTGATACAGAAGAGATGGAAGTGTTTCACTACCACAAGGCAGTCATCGACACTAACTACAAACTTTGGCATGACACAAACAGTGAGTTCTATCACGATTTTATGCATTACTTTAATCGTGTGTCGGGGTTTAATGATGAATACTTTGCTAGAAAAAATATTCCCTTTGATAACGGTCATGTTAACGTTAGCAGCTTT